CTGCGATGTGCTGCTCGCAGACAGCGAACAGTGCCATGTCGCGCGCGGCTTGCGCCTGGAAAATCTGCGCGGCGAGCGTCGGCGTCATGTCTGCGAAGCTGCCGTCCATCGTCTTCCACTTGACCCCAGCGGGCATCGAAGCGCCGAACATCACCAGCCCAAGCTGCTGAATCCTGCTCGCGTCGTCGGAGTGGAAACGGTGCGGGCCGACGGGGCAGCCGAGACCCTTGCGGCGGTCGCGGTCGGCTTTGATCTCGTCGGCGATCGTCGCGAGCTTGGCTGCTCGGATCTCGTCGGCGGTGGCGGGGCGCGAGTCAGCGTCGGCGAAGTCCAGGCGATAGGTGCCGTCGCCGTTGTCGCACGCCCCCAGCAGGCCCGGAATCTCGAACCGAGGAATCGTGATCATGCCCATACCATCGCTTGAAGGCCGCCTGTGTTCTGCATCGAGACGGTGTTAGGGTGGCCCCTTTCGAGGTACGCGAGATAGTGGCGGCCGACCCCTGGAATGCCACGGTACGTGCCCACCGACGACATCGTGAATTGCGATGACGCCAACGCGATGAACGGGTATCCGATGTAGGCGCTGTTCGTCGTCGTGCTGTCCACGCCGATGCCGACCGACATCGAGAAATAGTTGCTGGCGACGTACCCATCGAGCAGCGCGGACGCGCTCACCTCATCTTCAGCAAGCCCGACGATGAACTCGACTTTGTTGCCACTCGCGGCGTTCGCCTGCCGGTAGGTCGTAGAAGCGTAGTTCCACGCTGCACTGTCGAACACGGCCATCGGTCGAGCACGGCGATTGTACATGTTCCACAGGTACCGCTTGCCGCCCGTCTGCGTAGTTGTGCCGCCGCCAGAATCCTCGGTCGTCGTCGTGCTTGTCGTGTAGAACGTGCCAAGATACAGCCGAGTCTTGTCACCGCTCTTGCAATAGCGCCCGTCCTGAATCGTGATCGCCGTCGCGCGCGTCGTGTCGTTCGTCCACGCGAGCACCTCGCACGCAAGAGCGCCGCTGCTTAAGTACGCGAACACGTCGTATGGCTTGCCGCTCGTCAGCGTGCCGAGCGCCAGCGTGTACTCCGAGAACTCAATCGGGCGCCACCGATAGCCGTCCCACAACGTGATCACGTTGGACACGTAGGGCGTGTAGTAGATGCTCGTCGCGCCCGTCACGTCGGACGTGGTGACCGGCGTGCCGCTCGTGAGTGTGAGCCGTCCGCCAGGAATCATCGAGTGGAGGGCGACCTCGGTGTCCCGCGCGTCGTCAGCGCCCCATCCGAGCATCACGGTGTGCGTCCCCGCCGGAAGCGTGATCGCGCTTGTGGTGCCGGAGTTGTTGTCGAGCACCAGCGTTCGCGCCAGCGTTCCGCCCGTCGACCACGTACCGTAACCGCGCTCCCACGCCGTCGGAGCGCTTTCCGAGCCCGCGAGCAGCGTGTACTTGCAGAGGTTCCCGTTCCCGACGACGGAGAACGCCTGAAACCCGCTCACCGCCCCGGCCAGCGTGAGCGTGCCGGTGCCGGTAGTTGTGGTCGTTTCCTTGACGCGGTCCTTGACGACGAAGCTCATCGCGTCACCAGGTGATCACGACCGCGTACCCGACCCCGCCGAGGCCACCCGCACCGCCGAGTCCGGGATTCATCCCGCACCTGCCGCCACCGCCGCCGCCGCCGCCCGCGCCACCAGCTCCGCCAGCCGCACCCGCAGTGCTCGCGGTCACGGTCGTCGCCACCGCCACCCTTGATGCCCGCCCCGGACGCGCCCGCCGAACCGGCCGTCGGCGACGCCGTCGTGATGCTGGCCGTGTTCGTCCGGCCTGGTGTGACGGTCGACCCGGACAGGTCGACCCACGAGGCATGCCCCCGACGTCGCCGGCCGCGCTCGTGATGACGTAGAGCGAGTCGGAGGTGCTGGCGAGGTTTATCATCGCCAGGCGATCACTGGAACGTGACGGTGAGCGCGCCCGCGCTGAACGTGGGCGCCGGATCGCCGTTGTTGATCGTCTTCGACGTCGTGAGCGCCTGGCAGATCCAGATGTTCCCAGCCGTCGACGCGTCCGCCAGGAAGAAGTGCGTCACCGTCCCCCAGCTCGCCGTGGCAGTCGATCCGATCGTGATCGTGCTGTTATTCGAAGTCTGGCCGCCGGTGCCGCTCGATGCGGTCGTGCTTCCAGCGCTTTGAGTGCCGGCCCAGTTCGCCAAGCTCGAGGTGACCGACGCTCGCGAGTACGCAGTGCCCGAAGTCGACACCTCGGTGACGGAACCCGTCTCGCAGCTCGCGGCGGCCGTCGCCAGGCCGACGTACAACGTCGCCGGCGCACCAAGCGCCTGGCCGCGCATGACCGCGTCGACAAGCTTGTTCTCCGCGTAGTCGGTGAGCGACTGGGCGCAGACGAACGGAATGGAAGCGAGCGCGAGCGCGAGCGCGGCGAGGCCGCCGCGGATGAACTTGATCATGTTGCCTTCTCCAGTTGAGCGGAGGTCACCCTCGACCTCGCATTGCGGTCGACTTTCACAACCCGCCAGCGAACCCCGTCGATGTCGAAGATGTCACCGCGCGCAGCGTCAGGCCAAAGCGCCGTGGAGAACCGGGCCATCGGCCCGGTCGACGCCACGACATTGAAGGCCACCGCGGGGTCCTCTTCGAACAGGACCGGGAATCTCACGGCCCCGTTGACAACCGCCTCGACGTCGAACGAGAGCGCCTCGACCATCGCCGCGGCGTCGTCGTCGTCAAAGGCGGCCGTCATGGCGCGCTACGCGCTCGCTCCGTCGACCGAGACGCCGTCGAGCGACGCCACCGGGTTGACTTCAGCGATCGAGGCCTGCGCCGGAACTTCGACGGCCTGCGCGATCGCGCCGGCGGACAGCAGCGCCGCGGCGACCGCTTCCGCGACATTCAGCGTCGCGCCGACCTCGAACCGCTTGCCGTTGTGCTCCACCGGGGAAACGACGGTGTACTTGGCCATCGCCGACCCCTTACGCGACCGCGTTGGTCCAGAGGTAGCCGAGGTCGTTCGCGGTGATGACTTCCTTCACCGAGTCGACCGCGCGCACCACCATCGAGCCGCGTGCGCCCATCTCCATGTCTTCGCGGGTCGTGACCTGCTTGCCCTGCCACGACGCCGTGAAGCCGAACGCCGTGCCGCTCGTCTGCGCCGCGACCTGGTCGCGGTAGATGAGCGCGGCGTGCTTGCCCCAGCAGCGCGAATACGACGCCGTCTGGCCCTTGCGCGACGAGTTGACCCAGCCCTCGCCGACGAGAACCTCGTCGAGTTCGAACAGATCCGCGAGCGCCTGGCGCGTGATCTTGCCGGCCACCGAGGCGTTGCCGCCCAGCGGCAGCGCGGAGGCGACGACCTTCGGGTGCTGGATCAGCTGCGTGTAAACCGCGCGGCCGAGCACCAGAATGTTCGGCCGCATGATCATCGCGTCGATCGCGGCCAGGATCGCGCTGACCGGGTTCGAGTTGGCCGTATCCGACCACTGCGACGTCCCGGACAGGGTCGCTTTGTTCGCCGCAGCGTAGTTGCTCGCCGTGAATACGGCGGTCGCGACGCGCACCTCGCGATCAAGCTCCATCAGCCGCACGAGGTTCTCGGTCGCGATGCCCAGGGGATCGAACGGCGGCGTCGCGTTCTCGATGTCGTTCAGCGGGACCGCGTCCTCGAGCCCGTAGTCGAGCACCGACGCCGTGGTCTCGGTGCCGCCGAACTCGACCATCGACGGCTGGGAACGGCGACCGACGAGCGTGGACGGCACCGTGAAGGCGTCGTCCTTGTTGAGCGCGAAGTACTTGAAATCCTGCTTGCCGACCGGGACGCGCGGGAGGACGGCGTCGGCGATCATCCGCTGATTGCGGTACGCCAGCGCGATCTGCGTCAGGTGCGGCTGGATGGTGTACGGGGAGCGGGCCATTTCGTCGGTCTCCTAGTGGTCAGCCTTGGATCTGGCCCGGCATGAGCAGGACCGGCATGATGTCGCCGGACGCCAGCGTCGCGCCCAGCGCGATGCCGATCACCCGGTTGTTGGTTCCGGCGGCCGGAGCAGCGGCGACCGCCTTGCCGCTCGCGTCGCTGGTGATGAACGCGCCGCGCGTGATCGCGCCGCCGCATTCGACGAGGCACTCGCCGAACATCTGCACGTCGACGCGGTCACCCGAGGCGCCGCCGGACGGCTGGATGCACACGCCGAGGAACGATTCCGAGACAGCGGTCGCCTGCAGCACTCCGTAGTCGGCCGCGCCGACCTTCACGATGCGGTACTGGCTGATCGTGCCCTCGGCGTTGAAGGTCTTGCAGATGCATTCCATGGTTCACTCCTTGGAGGCGGATGCGAGGCGAACCGCCTCGGTGAAGGACGCCGCGCGGCCCTCGGAGACGAGGCGCCGCGCGGTCGCGACGATTTCGGCCGAGGCTTTCTCGGGGTCGAGCTCCGGCGCGGCACCGGTCGGCGAGCCGACGAAGGGCACGGGCGGCGGCGCGTCGTTGGCGAGCGCGAGGGCCTGGCTGTCGCGCAGCGCGCGCTCCGCGGCCAGCACCGCCGCTGCGGCTTCGGCGCCGGTCGTCTTGCCGTCGAAGGCGAACTGCTCGATGAGGGCCTCGTGGCCCGGCAGCGCCTGCGCGCGCACGGCGCTGATGCGCTCGCGCTCGGCCTGCGCGCCTTCGGACCGCAGCGCGGTCGCGATCTCCGGGAACTCCGCGACGACGCGGTCTTTCGTGATGTCCATCGATGGACTCCTGAGGGTTTGAAGGCGCCGATCGGCGGCCTGCTGGTTGAGCGAGGCCACCACAGCCTCGAGGCTCGAAATGCCGTCGGCCAGGCCCGCGTCGATCGCCTGCTGGCCGATGAAGATGCGCCCCTCCGCCATCGATCCGAGCACGTCGACCGCGCTCTTTCCGCGGTGCTGCGCCACGGCGTCGACGAAGTTCGCGTAGTAGGCGTCGACCTGGTCCTGCAGGTGCGCCCGACCCTCTTCCGTCAGAGGTCCGTATTCGCTCGCGACGCGCTTGTACTTCCCGGCCACGATCTCCGTGGTCTTCACGCCTGCGGCCTCCTGGGCGCGCGAGACGTCGACGTGCTTTGCGACGACGCCGATCGAACCGAGCGTCGCGTTCTTGTCGCCCATCAGCACGCGATCCGCGGCTGAGCCGATCCAGTACGCAGCCGACGCCATCGTTCCGGCGGTCCAGGCGACGATCGGCTTCGTGCCGCGCGCGCCGGCGATGAACTGCGCCAGGTGATCGGTGCCGGCCACGGTGCCGCCAGGAGAGTCGATCGCGAGCACGACCGAGTGCACCTCGGGATCCGCCAGCGCTGCGGCGAGATCGCGCCGCACCAGCGCCTGAGAGGCGCCGCCGCTGATCTCGGAGAGCATGTTCATCTTGGGCGCGATCACGCCCTCGACGGGCACGATCGCGACGCCGTCGATGACTTCGTAGCCCTGCGGCTTGTTCTCCAACGGCCGGCCGATGCGAGCCTCGACGGCCGCGATGTCGATCGGCGTCCCCGCGAGGTGTGCCGCCGCGATCGATTGGATCTCGACGAGCTTCTCGGGGAGGATCGCCCACGGGGCGGAAAGTTCGGCTGAAAGTCGCATGGCGGTGTCCAGTTCACCGCGACTTTCTCAGCACTCGGTGTGCGGTTCCACGGGAAACCGCACACGCATTTTCTACGGTGCTGTCGTCGAATCCTGCTGAGGATCGACCGGGATCTGAGACTGCGCCGGCGTCGGCGGCAGCAGGCCGTCGCGACGGCGCGCGTTCTCTTCGATCACGAGCTGCGCGTGCTTCTCTTCCCAGCTCACGCCATCATGCAGAATCGACTCCGCCTCGCGCGTGCTCGTGCCGAGCGCGACACGCCTGGTCGCCGCCTCGACTTCCTTCACCGGATCGATGGACCCGGGCCCGTCACCGGTCCACGCACCGCCGCAGTACGCGGCGCGCACGAGCGGATCCGAGAAGAACCCCGGTGCCGAGATGCGACCGAGGGAGACCGCCTCCGCGAGCCACGTCTCGTAGACCGGCTGGCAGAACTGCGTCGTCATCCAGTCGCGTCGCGTGCGGAAGAACCGCCAGGCGTCAAGGAGCGCTGCGCGCGCGGCCGAATACGACGACGAGAAGTGCTTGATGAGGACCTCGAACGGCACCTCGAGGTTCGCGCCGATTTGGCGCAGCACGGCCTGCACGAACGGATCGAACAGGGCATTCGGCCGGGTCGCCGTCGCGGACTCGATCGACTCGCCCGGCAGCAGGTTGATCGCGTTTCCGGGTCCGTCCAGCGATCCTGAGACGCCACCGTTCCAGTCGTTCGCATCCTTGATCAAGGTCTCTTTCGACTTGTCGTCGAAGAGCCTTTCGAACGCCTCAGGGTCCATCTTCACGAAGACCGCGAACGCCCCCGACACGACCGCCGCCTGAAGCTCGGCCTCCGAGTAGCGCTTGAGCTGCATCAGCGGCTCGATCACGGCCGCGAGGTACGGCACACCCCGCACCTGCGTCGGGCGGCGACGCTCGAAGAAGTGGATCACGTTGCGACGCCCAGTCGTCCCGCCATAGAAGGGCACGCGCGTCCAGGTCGTGTTGGCGGTCGCGAATCCAGGGTGCGCGCTGGCGATGTGAGCCGCGATCGCCTCCCCTGCCTCGGACAACTCGATCCCGCCCATCAAGCCTGCACGATCCGGTGCGAGCTTGGGGTTCGACACCAGGTCGGCCTCGATCAACTGCAGAGCGAGTCGATAGGGCCACTGCGGACGCTGCAACGCTGCGAGCACCGTGACGATGTCGCCGGACTCCAGCGCCGATCGCAAAGCGAGCGACTGAAGCCCGTAGAAATTCTGGTGGTTCGTGACGTCGCATCGGGTCGAACCGCTGAAGAGCTCCCACTCCGCGCACGTCTTGGCCTGCCACGCGCGCGCCTGCTCTTCGGTCCACCCCAGGACCTCACGGCGCACCTTCGGCGCTTTGGTGAGTCCGGTTCCGACAACCTGGGTGACAACCGTGTTGATCGCGCCGCCGGCGAGAGGCGCGTTCCGCACCAGGTCGCGCGTGCGCGCCCGCAGCAGTGGAAGGTCGTCGAGCGTGTCGTCGGCCGCGCTTCGGGCTTGCGGGTACCACCCGCGCAGGCCCGCGCGTGTGCGCGAAGCCCCCTGCCAGGCGCCGAGGATCGCGAGCTTCTCTCGCGCCATGGCCCGGCGAAGTGCCGCCCTCGGGGCGACCGTCTGCATGAATCGGTCGATGACGCTCATCGGCTCACCACGTCGGAGCGACCGACACCGCGCGTCCGCGGCCCTGCGAGGAACGCGACAGGGACTGCACCCGCGAGTTCCACAGCGAAACGCCTCGCTGGATGTCCGTGAGATTGGCACGCGTGAGGCGCTGGCCGTCCATCTCGACTTGCTGACCGAGCAACACCTTCTGCTCGGCGGCCAGGTACCGCTCGAGCTGTTCCTGCGCCTGAGCGAGCGTGATTCCCGCCATGTTCACCCCTTTGGAGTCGGTTGAGCATAAAGACGCGGTCCGTGCGGTTCCACGGGAAACCGCACCGCTACCGGAGGCGCCGGCGCACGGACCACCTCGACATCTGGAAGCGTTGCGCGACATCGCTCTCGCGTTCGCCCGCCTCGATCGCGCGTCTGGCCTGCTCGGCCCGCGCGTCCTCTTCGGACGTGCGACGCCGCACGTAGTACTCGGACCCTCCGAAGTCGCGCTTTACCCGCGCCTCGACCTGGGTGACGACAGTCTCCGGAAGCGACGGGTACATCTGGCGCACGCGCTCGAGCGTCACCAGTACGATGTCCACGCGGTCATCCCGAGACATGGTCGCCAGTCCTCGCGGCGCGGCGAGAGCCAGACAGGCTGATCTGCCCTGGAAGCGCGACAGGATCCCGCGCGACTGGCTCCGGAGCCTGACCGGGGGCCTCACCAACGGGCGGCGCGAGCAGATCCGGCTGCGACGGCGCTACCAGCTCCGCCAGGCGGCGCCAGCGCGCGTCGGTGTAGCGGTGCGTGTCCATCGCGTGCGCCGCGAAGAGCGCGTAGACCCAGAGGTCCCACGCCTCATTCCGGACACCCGAGTGCGGCTTCACCCATCGCTCGACAGTGCCGCGCGCCGTGCGCAGAGTGACGCGCTCCTCCGCGGTGAGCTGCTCGAAGTAGTCGTCCGGAAGGCCCGCGGGCGGGAGGTGGATGAACCCCGGGCCTGCCTGCTCCATTCCGAATCGATTGGCGAGCAGGTTCTTCGCGGTGTGCGTGCCGACAAACCAGAGCTGGCACCCGTGCTTGAGCACCTTGCCCTTGAAGTTCACGTCGACCATCGACGCGCGGCCCTTGACCGGCTTCTTCGGATCACCGTCGCCCTTCACCGCGAACACGCGCTCGTGGGAACGGGCCCGGCAATAGCTGTAGACCTCGTGCGTGTGATGACCGCCCGAGTCGACCGCGCAGGCCGCGATCCGCATCGTCGTTCCGCTCGCGTGGGGAAGCGGGCGGCGCCGAATCTCGTCCAGCTGTTCCCACAGCGCGGCCGTCCCGGGGTCCCCGTACAGCCGGCCGAAGTCGACCAGCCAGGACTCCTCTCCGTAGCCCCAGGCGACGGTCTGGTACTCCAGGCGATCACCTTGGACGTCGACGGACTGGGTGAGCAGCAGCCCACCGAGAGGCACGGTACCGAGCGCGAAGGACTCGGCCTTCGCCCGATCCTGCAGCACCTGGTGCGCGAGCTTCTGACCCTTGCGTTTGTACGAGCGCGCAAGCCTCGTGTTCTCGAAGACCTTGAGCTCGTCGTCGTCGCCTTTCTGCGCGAGCTCTTCGGCCGCCAGGCGCTCTCGCACCAGGTCGAGCCAGCCGGCCCAGCCGAGCGGCATGTAGAGCGCGCTGATCTGGAACCCCTCGACAGTCGACGGCGGCCCTGCCGCGATCCACACGCCTCGCTCGAGCATCTCCTCCTTCGACGACTCGTCGTACTCGGCGCCGCATGCCGTGCAGATCATCCACGCACGGGACAGGTCCTCAGACCAGCGCAGGTTCTCCCATTCGAGCGTGTGCATGTCGCCGCAGTGCGGACACGGCACGTGGTAGCGACGGCGCGTCGAGCGCGAGTACAGCGCCTCGATCCGGCTCTCGCCCTCGGCCGTCGGAGACGATGAGAAGTACGCCTTCGAGGTGTGCGTGAACGTCGTCAAGCGCTTCAGCGCGAGCTCGACCGGGTCGCCCTCGGACCCGACATCCTTTTCCCAACGGTCGACCTCGTCTCCGTACAGGTACCGAGCCGAGACCTCGGACAGGTTCGACGCCGATCCGGCCGTCGTGCAGTAGAGCGTTCCGCCGTCGAATTCCTTCGTGTCGATCGTGTTCTGAGAGTCGCGGCTGCGCGCCTTCGCGACGCGCCGCGAGAGCTCTGGAACGGCGTCGATTGCCTTGCTGATCCGCGAGCTCGCGCGCTTGGCCAGCCCCAGGGACGGAAGCAGCACGAGAACGTTCGCGGGCGCCTGCGCGATGCACGCCCCGATCCAGTTGAGCGCGACCTGCGTCTTGAGCATCTGGCTCGCCCCGACCACGACCACCTGGCGACACGGGTCGCTCTCCGACAGCGCGAGCATCACCCCTCGAGCGTACGGCGTGCGCTCGACGCGGTATGGCCCGGGCTCTGCCGCGCCGGCGGATTTCGGGATCACCATGTGTCGCTCGGCCCAGACGTCGACCGTGAGCGACTCGTCCGGCTCGAGGCCGTCGGCAAGCGCGTCGCGCTGACCGGCGACGCACATCAGCTCCTCGAGGAAGGCGTCAGCGATCGACCCCATCCGCTCCATCCTCGAATCCGCCCGCGCGCAGCTGCTGAGCGAACGCCCGCAGCGCGACGCGCACCTCGTCAGCGATCTTCAGCTCGATCGCCTTGGGGTCGCTCATCGGAGCAAGACTCGCCGCCAGCCGCGGCGCGAGCGCCAGCATCTGGTCGCGCATCGTGCGGGCCGCACCGAACAGCATCCGGTCGACCGAATCGCGCTGCACGAGCGACCCGGAGAGCTCGGCGAGCTTGAGCTCGGCGATCGACGCCTCGGCCGCCTCGCGCTTCGTCTTCGCGGACCAGTAGTCCGACCCCTCGCCGCTCGGCGAAGCGGTGCGCGCCACGCCACCATCGCTCGGCGGAGCTTCCGGCGCATCGGGACGCGCCGGGCGACGCCGGCGGTTCGCCTCCCACTGGATCCGCGCGACGGCAGGATCGAACTTCCCATTGATCGACGACAGCCGCCCGGTCGCATGCGCCTTGCGCACGGCCTGGCCGGAGACTCCGAGCATCGCCCCGATGGCCTCGGCGCTCACCAGCTCAGGCATCGCAACCACCGTCCCAAACGTTGCAACGAGGGGCGCAACCTAATCCGTGGGCAGCCACTAGCGAAATCGCGTGGTTCGCATTACCCGCACACCAGCCTTCGTGGGAGGACCCGCGGCTCATCGCGACTGCTCCCATGTGTCCTTCCACACGTCGCTGAACCACGCCTTGAACTGGGTGCGGGCGACGCGATCGACGACCGCTCGCATGTCGAGCCGACGCTTGTATGCCCCGCGCCGCACGAACATCAGCACGGGCTGCATCGACCAGCGCCCCATCGCCTGTTGCGACAGGTAGATGCCACGACCAGGCGTGTCGCGCTTGAAAAAGTAGCGCGCCCCGAGCGTCTTCTTCGACCCCTTCGCGAGCTTCTTCTTCCCCTTGTCGGTGGTGTTCGACTTGTATCCCTGCTCGCCGAACGCCTGCATGTAGGCGAGGATCTGGATGATCTGGCCGCGATCCATGTTCCCGTACGCATCGAGCTTCGCGGCCGCGCCGGGCACGGCGTTCTCACCAGGCGCGAGCAGCCCGATCCTGCGCAGTGCGCCCTCGGAGCGCTTCCACTCGCGAGCGCCCCCGGTCACCTCGTGGGCGAGCGCGCGCGCCGGCGAGATGTTCTTCGACTCGACGTCCTTGAGGTAGACGTGCGCCTCGAGATTGGAGGGCGCGATCGCCGGCTTGATGAACGTCGAGGCGAGCACGAACGGTGTCGGTCGATCGAAGACGCGCTCCATCTCCTGCTTGACGGCCGCCTGTCCTGCCGCAGCCGTCTTGTTGAGCGCGACCTCGACCATCTTCGGGAAGCGCTCACGAGCCCGTCCGAAGCGCTCTCGCAGCGCTACCAGACCCGACGTGTCGATCGACACCTTTGCCATCACTGCACCCCGCCCGGAGTCAACAGCCACACCTCGATCCGGTCCGCTGCCTCCAGCTCGTCGTCGGCCAGCGATCCGCGGTCCACGATCACGAACCCTTCCCCGATCTCGTGGAACACCCCGACCAACGTGTCCGCCTCGCCGGCCGACACGACACCGTCACGCACCGCACGCGCCCTCGCATGCATCGCGCACCTGTTCGAGCGGCAGGCCGAGGAGGTTGGAGAGCACGCGCGCCGAGCGCGGATGGCCATCGGACAGGATCTCGCGGATGCGAGAGCGC